AGTTCATCAAGAGGCTGAAGGAAGTCTATCCTGATGCGGTGGTGAAACCGGAGGAATGGTGGCGGATGTTCCAGAAGTACCAGGTGAACGTGTTGGTGGATGCTCTCGCTGAATGGAAGACGGGGCAGTGGGGATTCCGCGCACCGACCGTGGAAGATATCCGGTACACGAAGCAGTGCTGCATATGGAATCCTGACGGAGTCTTCTACAAGGCAATGGTACGGATCACCGCGAAGACGGATGAGACACAGAAGGATGTGATGGAGGAGATGAGGCAATGACACTTGATGAAGCGAAGAAGGCGATGGTCAAGTTTGTTGAGTTGAAGACCACGCTGAGACCGGCATTCGTGGACCCGATCCTGAAGGCCGAAGAAGTGAAGCATGGACAGTGGATAACCGTTAGTGACGGATATGGCAATGGAGTAGCAACGGCAAGAATATGTGAGTGTTCTCTGTGCAAAGACACTGTATGGGTTTACAAGGATGAGAGGCGTAAATGGAACTACTGCCCTCGTTGTGGAGCACAAATGGAGGTAGAAGATGCCAATTAAAGGTGAGAATGGTGGCTATAAGTACAAGGCATTCATCAATGGAGAATGGCATGATCTGACATTGTCCGACTCTCCTAATGAGTTGATAGAGTGGCTTCAATCCAATGAGGAATGGACAAGAGTGAAGCATGGACATTGGATAGCACACGGCAAATCTATTATTGGTATTCCGGTTGAACGTTGTTCTGAATGCGCGGAATGGTCATGTGGATTCAACCAAAAATATTGCCCAAAATGCGGAGCGAAGATGGATGAGGTGGAAGATGGCAAGGTATAACTATCAAAAAGGCTATCAATATAAGCACTACAGGAACTTCAACATCGTCATGAAGAAGGATGAGGACAAAGAGCTTATTGAATTCCTCAAGACAAAAGAAAACAAAAGCGCATATATCAAAGAGTTGGTAAGGAGGGATATGGATGGAACTACTGACGACACATCACGATGAGGAGAAGTCCAAAGAGGTGCGGATCCAGAACACCTTGCAGCAGATGACGAAGGCTCAGCTTGTGGAGAAGGTACGTGAGGTACAGAAGCGGAACGAGATCCTTGAGCAGGACAACGCCGACCTTCATGCAAGGATGCAGGAGTATCTCAACAGAGAGAGCGCGCACTGGAAGACAGACGAGGACGGAGTGGTCCGGTGCAGTAAGTGCCATCGCAAGGCACCGAAGGACAAGACCACTTTCTGGGGTGAACAGTATCATCCGACGAAGTACTGTATGTTCTGCGGAAGCGTGATGAGGTTCGACAAATGAAAAGGTGCAAGTGGTGCGATAAGCCGCTAAAGAAGGGCGAAAGGTACTTCTGCTGCGCTTCTTGCAAAGCACAATGGAACAAGCAGATGCGGTTCTCCCGTGGCAATAGAGGAGCATTCGCTGAGAGGGTGAGAGACCGCAAGCCTGATGTGACGATAGACGACGTGGTTGAGGGCATGGAAGAGACAGGCCTTCAGTACGGTGAATATGTAAGGAGGTTCGGGATATGATCAGTTTCTGGATGGGAGCAATATTCGGTTCGGTAATCTCAATCATCATTTACGCTTGCATCATAGCGGGAGGGGATGACCGGTGAAGAAGGTCGCATTGTTTATCCTGGCATTGGTAATCGGCACGGCGTTGGTCATCCTCTCTTCCTATCTTGAACCGGAACCGGTATACGGTGAATGGATTTTCCGCAATGGAAGGTGGTGGTTCATATGAATCATTTCGTGATCAGAGAACAATTGCCTTCTCTCAATAAGGTGATTGATGCCAACAGGAACAACCGGTACTCCGGAGCGCATCTCAAGAAAAAGGTGCAGGAGGAGATCGGATGGTACATCAGAAGCGCATTGAGCAAGGGAGACCTGAAGCCGGTGCAGAAGAAGGTGACCATCTCCATCACGTGGCATGAGAAGACGAAGAAGAGGGACGTGGACAACATCCAGTCGGCGAAGAAGTTTATCCTGGATGCGATGGTGGAGCAAGGGATCCTGATCGATGACAAGCGGAAGTACGTTGCGCAGATCTATGACACCGTCGTGGATGATGATGAAGATTACGTAGAGGTGTATCTCAATGAATGCGATTGAAGTGAGAAGGTACATGAGCCAGGCGTGGCGGATACGCATTGAACTGAAGGCGGCTTACGCTTCACGCATCGAGCTTAGGAGCATGGCCGAGAAGATGACCGCGTCCTATTCCCTCACACCAGGAGGACCGCATGAAGGGTCGAGCAAAGTTGAGAACTATGCGCTCCGGTTGGTGGAGTTATCTGACGACATAGCAGAGAGCGAGGGGAAACTCATAGAGGTTCTGGAAGAGACCAAGAGGATGATCTCCCTTGCACCGGATCCGTTACAACGCGCAGTGCTGACCATGTATCACATCGAAGGACGGACGGCAGAGCAGACGGCCTATGAGGTGGGATATTCACTCAGGCAGATATGGAGAGTGATGAATTCAGCCTATGAAGAGATCGCTAAAAGACTGTCATAGAATGTCATAGTGATTGTGTGGATAATGTTAGTGTGAAGAATTAGCAAAGGCAGACGACCCTCATGCCTTTGCTTTTTTCTTTGCGCTGCGCAGAATCCTCTCTGTGTTGATAGGACATCGTGGGTTAGTGACAGTCCTCGTTATGGTAGGGGTGGGAACCTGATTGTCACGATAGGAGGATCTATGGCAACTAAATGGTCTCAACCTTTCTACTCTTCCTACCAATGGAAGAAGTGCCGTGCAGCATTCATCTCATACAAGAGAGGCCTGTGCGAAAGATGCCTGAAGCGGGGGATACTCACGCCGGGCAATCATGTTCATCACAAGATTTTCTTAACAGCTGACAACATCAACGATCCAAGCGTGACGTGTAACTTCGACAACTTGGAACTGTTGTGCGAACAATGTCACGAAGACCTCCACCACTCCTATGCACAGAAGCAAAGGTTCAAGGTGAGCAGAGATGGAACAGTAGAAGGCAGAGATACTGAAGTGAGATAACAAAATGCCTACCGGGGTAGCGGGTCAAAGCAGAAATGCGGTGGGCGGAAAATAAAACATAGCGGAGTGGATGCGGAAACGCACCGACCGCGACCGTGGGGAGCCAATGATGCCCCCCCATTGATGAGAAAAGGGAGCGCGTCGTGTCGAGCCTGTGCGGTAAAGGTTGAAAGAACTGGGCAGAGTAGGCGCGTATGAACCCCAAACGAGAGGAGTAACGCAGAGATGGCAGCGAAAAGGGTCATTACCAACGAACAGGCCGAAGTAAATCGGCTGACTGAACTATACAAGGGACTTCCTCCTAAAAAGTTTGCCCTCGCACAGGGTCTGATCGCACAGGCGGCGCGTCTGCGTGTGCGGTTGGACATCCTGTGGGCGGACATCGAGGAGAACGGTGAGTTTGAGTACTTCACGCAGAGCAAGACCACCGAACCCTATCAGAAAGAGAGACCGGTGAGCAAAACGTTCACCGCGACCGATAAAAACTATCAGAGCATTCTGAAGCAGCTGAACGACCTTCTGCCTCCGGAGAATGTGGAGGAGGAAGACGCACTGGATGAGTTCAACGCATGAACTACATCTTTCAGTACTATCAGCAGATAAAGGACGGGTCCGTCACGGTGGGTGAGTGGACTCGTCTTGCTTATGAATATCTCGTCCACGGTTTAGAACAAAAGGAATTCACCTACGACGCTAAAAAGGCGGAGCGGGCAATCGCTTATATCGAGAAGTTCTGTCACCACGCTGAAGGTGCGCTCGCTCCTCAGCTGATCAAATTGGAGTTGTGGCAGAAGGCCTTCGTCTCCGCGATCTTCGGCATCATGGACGAGGATGGCCTTCGCCAGTTTCGTGAAGTGTTCCTTGTTGTCGGCAGAAAAAACGGGAAGAGCTTATTGCTCTCCGCCGTTTCGTCCTTCTGCGCTTACGCCGATGGGGAGTACGGCGGAAGGATCTACTTCACCGCACCCAAGTTGGAACAGGCTTCACAGGCTTATGACGCTTTTGTGGAGACGGTGAAGAAGGAACCGGTCCTGTGGAAGAGATCCAAGAAGAGACGGACGGATGTCTACATCGAGCAGACCAACACGACCATCAAACCATTGGCCTATTCAGCAAAGAAGACCGATGGTCTCAACTGTTCGCTTGTGGTCGCGGATGAGATCGCATCGTGGGATGCTGCCGGAGGACTTCGCTATTATGAGGTCCTCAAGTCTTCACAGGGCGCGAGAAAACAACCGCTGATGATCGCTATATCTTCTGCGGGATATGTTAACGAAGGTCCTTACGATGAGCTTTTCAAACGCGCTACACGCCTCCTGAAAGGTGATTCAAGAGAGAAGCGTTTCCTGCCGATCATCTATGCGATCGATGATATCAACAAGTGGGATGATATTTCCGAGTGGCCGAAGGCGAACCCGAACCTCGGTGTCAGCATCTCCGTCGATTATCTTCTGGAAGAGTTGGCCATCGCTGAAGGGTCCTTGTCCAAGAAAGCAGAATTCATCACGAAGTATTGCAACCTCAAGATGAACTCCTCACAGGCTTGGTTGTCTGTGACGGATGTTGAGGCAGCATACTCCGGAACACCGATCATACCGGAACAGTACAGAGACTGCTATGCGCTTTGTGGGATAGACTTGTCCCGCACCACGGACCTTACGGCCGTGATGTTCCTGGTACAGAAGGACGGTATCATTCATATCTTTGGCGAATTCTACCTACCCGCAGAACGGCTTCAGGAAGCATCCGCAAGAGATAACCTCCCGTATGAGATATACGTTCAGAAGGGATTTTTGAAGCTCTCCGGCGACAACGTCATCGACTATCACGACTGTGAGGCGTACATCCAACGGATGATTCAGCAGTATCACATATATCCGCTCCGGGTGATGTACGACCGGTATTCAGCGCAATACCTGGTCAAGGCATTGGAAGCGGGCGGATGCGTGACGGATGACTGTTTTCAAGGGTACAACATGACACCGGCGATCCGGGAATTCGAAGGAATGCTGAAGGACCGCAGGATAGACATAGGAGACAATGACCTGTTGAAGGTTCACCTGTTGAACGCCGCCTTGCAGATGGAACGGCAGACGGAGCGGGTGAAGTTAGTGAAATACAACCAATACGCACACATCGATGGAGTCGCGGCCATCATCGACGCAATGATCGGACGCGGCAAATATTGGGAAGAGATTGGCCGACAACTGGTCAATGAGAGGTAACACATGAGTTTATTCGACAAGATTTTTCCAAAGAAGGAACAGGCTCAGGACAGACGGATCTATGAGGAGACCTACTTCAAAGGTCTCTCACTTTATGAACCGAGATTTACGTCTTGGGGCGGTGCCGTATATGAGAGCGAACTTGTGAGAGCATCCATTGATGCAGTTGCAAGGAGATTCGCAAAGGCGAACGTCAAGTTCACCGGTCCCGCTAAACCGGAGATGCAGAACGCGCTCCGCCACAGGCCGAACGGCTTCAACACCTGGTCGCAGATGCTTTATAGGGTGGCGACCATCCTGATGGCACAGAACACGTGCATCATTGCTCCGATCCTGGACAACAGGGGAGAGGTCAAGGGACTGTACCCGCTCCTCCCTGAAAGATGCACAGTGAAGTCCTACAAGGATGTTCCGTATCTGCGCTTTGAGTTTCAGCATGGACAGTATGCCGCCATCGAGATGAGTAAGTGCGGAATCCTTACCAGGAATCAGTACAGAAACGATTTCTTCGGTGAGAAGAACGTAGACGCATTACGGCCAACGATGGAACTGATTCACATACAGAATCAGGCGATCGCAACAAGCGTGAAGAACGCCGCGAGTTACCGCTTCATAGCACAACTTTCAAACTTTGCTTCTGACGGCGACCTTCAGAAAGAGGCTGACAGATGGACAGAGAAGAACCTTCGCCAGGGAAGCGGTGGCGTGCTTCTGTTTCCGAACACCTATAAGGACATCCGTCAGATCACGGCCACGCCTTATGTGGTGAGCGCGGATGAGCAGAAACTCATCGAGCAGAACATATACAGATACTTCGGTGTGAACGAGAAGATCCTTGAGAACTCCGCAGACGATGACATGGAGAATGCGTTCTATGCCGGGATGTTGGAATGGATAGTTGTGCAGACTTCCGAGGTATTGACCAACATGTTGTTCTCCGCCAATGAGCAGTCGCGTGGGTCCTACGTGGAACTGAACGCGAACCGCCTGGAGAACATGAGTCTGAAGAACAAGATAGAACTGGTGAAGGCCATGATCGACAGAGGTATCTTCCTTATCGATGATGTCCGCGCCTTGTTTGATTTGGATCCGATGCCTGACGGCAACGGACAGAAGACACCGATCCGCGGTGAGTACTACTTCCTGGAAGACGGAAAACCCGGACAGAATACAGAAACGGAGGATACAGATAATGCCGTATCTACCTGAACAAAGAGAATACCGCATGATGCCTCTCATGGAGAGCAAGGCAGAAGGCGAAGAGAACAAGTACACAGTCGAAGGGTACGCCACCACGTTTGATGATGCGTACCTTTTGTTTAACTGGGAAGGCACTGACTACTTTGAGACCATAGACAGAAACGCCATCGATGAGAACACCATCATGGATGATGTCATCTTCCAGTACGACCATGAAGGCATGGTCTATGCCAGGATGCACAATGGGACCCTGAAGTTGTCAGTGGATGACCACGGCCTGAAGATCGTGGCCGATTTGAGTAAGACCGCAGATGCTCGCAACATGTATGAAAACATTGTCTCGGGGAATGTTTACCAAATGTCGTGGGCGTTTGTTGTTGATAGTGACGAATTCGATAAGGACACTCACACAAGACATATCAAGCACGTGAAGAAGATCTATGACACGTCATGCGTGAGCATTCCCGCGAATCCGTCAACCGAGATCTATTCTGTTGCTCAGAGGCGAATCGAAGGAGTTCTCGATGAGCTGCGCAAGGAGAGTGCGGAGAGAGAGAAGAAGATCAAGACCCTAAAAATCCTTTTGGAGGCACACAAAAAATGAACCTCAAAGAACTTGAAGCTTCCGCACTGGAGGCTCGCAAGGCTGAGATCGCTTCCGAATGCGAGAAGGACGACGCAAATCTTGATGCGCTTCTTGAAGAAGTACGCGCCATCAACGAGGAACTTGAGTCCCGCGCAGCTGAAGAAGCGAAGAAGGCAGAACTTCGTACCTTAGTCGCCACCGAAGAAGTTGGCGAAGAGGTCGCAACAATTGATTTCACAGAAGAAAGAAAGGAAACTCCTGACATGGAAGTTCGTAACACCAAAGAGTACATCGATGCTTTTGCTAAATACGTTCGCACGGATGACGATCGTGAGTGCCGCGCTCTCCTTACAGAGAACGTAAGCGGCTCCGTTCCGGTACCGGAATTCGTTTATGGCATCATCGAGAAAGAACTGAATGATTCTCCCATCCTGTCCCGCGTACGTCACATGAACGCGAAGGGCAACCTCAAAGTTGGATTTGAGATCTCCACTCCTGCTGCCGGCAAGCACACCGAAGGCAGTGCAACAGAGATGGCCGAAGAGGCACTGACTCTCGGCATCGTCACAATGGTTCCGTCCACTTTCAAGAAGTGGGTGTCTATCAGCGACGAGGCACTTGACCTCCAGAACGGCGAAGCTTATCTGAGATACATCTATGGAGAAGTAGCTCGTGGCATCGTCAAGGCAAAAGAGAATGAGGTCGTTGCTAAGATCCTCGCAGCTCCTCAGGTAGCAGACGGAACTCATCCTTCTGTTGCAAAGACCGGTGCAGCTGCTGCTTTTGGCGTTGATGAGTTCGTGAATGCACGCGCACTGCTTTGCTCTGCTGCACGTGACCTCGTCGTCATCTGCACACCTTCCCAGTATGCACAGTACAAATCGGCCGCTATGGCGAACAGCTACGGCGTTGACCCGTTCGACGGTGCAACCGTTCTGTTCAACGACACCGTAACCGCTCCTATCATTGGAGACCTCAACGGAGTCATGATGAACGAGACATCTGACATTCAGATCAAGTTCGACGACAAGACCCTCATGACCAAAGACCTCGTCAGGATCCTCGGCCGTCAGGGCGCAGCGATCGAAGTAGTTGGCGACAAATACTTCGCAAAGATTTCTGCGTAAGTAAATCACAAGGGAGCGGCGTAACAACCGCTCCCGATTTCATCATAGGAGATCATTAAATGCTGACAACAACAAAACTGGCAATGCGCATCACAACGACTGCGTATGATGCCGAGATACAGAGGCTCATCAATGCGGCCGTCGCAGACTTAGGCATTGTGCTGACTGATGTTAATCAGACAGATCCTCTCTACGTCCAGGCGATCATCACTTACGTGAGATTGCACTTTGGGACTCCGGAGGACTATGACAATCTGAAAAGGTCCTATGATGAGCAGAAAGCGCAACTCATGACTGCAACCGGTTATGGCTTCATAACGGAGGAACAAGCATGATTCGTGCGGATGTGATCACATTGATAAGTGAATCCGCTCACGGTGTGTTCGACTCCTTCACCCCAACTACGACACAAGTATTCGCCGAGATCCGTTCTGTTCGGCAGAGCGAATTCTATTCTGCTTTGAATGATGGTATTCAACCACAATACACGTTCGTCCTCACGGACTACGCGGACTACCACGATGAAAAGCTGATAGAGTACAACGGCCTCCAGTACGACGTAGTAAGGACCTATACACCTGTGGACGGACAGACCATAGAGATAACAGTGAAGAAGCATGAGGTGAACGCATGACTTTTACGGAGTTAGGCACAAGGCTGAATGCGCTGAGGATAGGCACTACGCCTTTGCGGTTTGCTCACTTTGCGTGGTCTTCTGCTCCGGCAGGAGATTATGGCGTATATGCGGAAGACGGTTCCGATCAGCTCCAGGCTTCCAACAGATACGCGGAGTCAGTTACCACGGGATCCGTGGACTGGTTCACAAGGAGCGACGACGGTACCGCAAAGAATCTGATAGAAGGCCTGTTCAAAGAGCTTCAGGACGCGAATTGCTTCGCCTGGTATCTGAACACGATACAGTATGAGAACGATACGCACTTCCTTCATTATGAATGGATCGTAGAGGTGGCGTAATGGCTCGCAAGGTTTATGTCAAAGGCTTCGAGGAATTGGAGCGCGCTATTTCAGAGACGGGTAAGAGAGTTACTCCGCTCATGAAAAAGGCGGTCTATGTAGGTGCGGGAGATGTGGCGAACAATGTCCGGTCACAGATGGCTCGTGCCATAAAGCACTCGACAGGCGAACTGGAGAGCGGTCTCCAGATCAACAAGATCAGCACAGTCAATGGTGACGTGATGACCTCTGTGGGTTTCGAAGGCTACAACCGGAACGACGGCAGACCCTTGCCGGTCATCGCGGCCGTCCTGGATTCAGGAAGAAGCGATCAACCGGGAAGAAGCAAAACGCATTTCTTTACAAACGCAGTCAAGATATCACGAACAACCGCTCTGAAGAAGATGATGGATGATTTCCAACAGAACCTTGAGCGGGCAATAGAAGAACAACGATAGGAGTTAAACAATGGCATCTTATGTTACAACCGGCTTCAGCAAGCCTTACGTAGCACTTTACTCCAATCCCTCAGGCACCAATGTCTTCAGTGATGGAATGCTCCTCGCAAGAGGCGTTTCTGTCAGCACAGACATTGACGAGGTAGAGGACAACAACTTCTATGCGGACAATATCGTTGCGGAGACAGAGAAGGGCAACATCACCGGAGGCACCCTCACGCTGACGGTGGACGGCCTTGCCTCAGCGGCGAGGAGGCTCGTTCTCGGACTTCCCGCAGCCGAAGACGGATGGACCGCATACGGAGACGAAGCGACCCTTCCTTATGTTGCGGTAGGCTTCATCCGCAGATGTATGTTCCAGGGAACGACCTTCTATCAGGCGGTCGTATTCCCGAAGTGCCGCTTCTCCTTCTGGAGTGAAGAGGCAGAGACACAGGAAGAGCAGATCTCCTGGCAGACACAGGAGCTTGAGGCTTCCTTCCTCAGAGACGACACAGCGAAGCACAACTGGAAGTATGTAGGAGACACAGACTACACCACAGAGGCGTTAGCTGAGGCGGCTCTGAAATCATTCCTGAGCATTCAATAACTTAATCGGAGGGTCATGATGGTATTTGAATTAGAAGGTGTCCAGTTCGACCTGGAATACACCATAGGAACGAAAAGAGAGTTGCTGAAGATCTTCGGCACACAGGACAAGATCGCGGCGGCCTTTGCTACCAACAGTGATGTTGAATTGGCAGAGAACGCGGCCAAGATCGGTTCCGCGATGATGGCCTCGGCTTACCAACGGCAGAAGGCAAGGAATGCGATCTTGGGTACTGAGGTGACCGCGAAGGTGATCGATGCGGAGTCTCTCTTCCAACTGTTGGACGATGCGTCCACGATTCGTCTGATCAATGCCATCACGGCCACGATCAAAGAGGCCAACGACACGCAAGTGGAGGCCAAGAGCGAAGGAAAAAAAGAGGAGGCCATGTCGTAAAGATCACCACGGCATGGCTGATCGGAATGGGTTTAAAGATGGGGATGCCTATTAACGACATCCTCATCACCACTCCGGGTGAGATGGTGGATTATGTCACCTGTCTCGCAATAGCAAACGGAGCGAAAGAGAAGAACGTATACACGTTCGACGAAGTAATGGAGAGGCACTAATGGCAGGAGCGACAATACGCGCACAAATCAAACTTGAAGGCGGAAGAGCATTCGCGGATGATTTCGACAAATCCGCCGCCGCTATCAAAAGTGCTAACACACAGATCAAATACTTCACAAACGAAGTTGAGCGGAACGGACGCTCTGATGATGCCCTGACCGGCAAACTGAAGGCGTTGAAGTCCGCATACGACGAAGAAGGAAAAGTAATTGAGAACCTCCGCAATCGTATTCAGGAAGTAAGCAACATGGAGGGAGATAACGAGAAGGTCCTCTCGAATCTCACCACCGAACTATATAGACATAAGGATGCTCAAGACCAATTGCAGACGGAGATGGATCAGACCCGTCAGCAGATGCACGACTTTGAGCGCGGAGCAGATACCGCGTCTAAAGAAGTGAAGGAATTGGGCGATGATTCACAGACCGCCGGAGACAAGATCTCCGGTGCTTTTGCGCAAGAAGTGGCAAGAGCGACTGTCGGCCTTCAGACCATGTGGGAGATCGGCAAGAAGGTCGGCAAGTTCATCATTGACATCGGAAAGGATGCCATAGCGTACAACGCAGAGATGGAATCCTACTCCAAGACCATCGAGGCATTCTTCAAGACCTCCGGACAGACGGCCGAACAGGCTGCCGCCAACACGGAGCAATTGATTCAGAACCAGAAGGAACTCGCGGTCCAGACCGGTATCGGTACCGATAAACTAATCGATGCTAACAAGATGCTGATCGCTTCAGGCATCAGCGGAAACAAATCTCAGCAAGCGATCTCCGCCCTGGCTAAAGCAATCGTCGCCACAGGCGGCGGAAACGATGAGCTGAGCAGAATGGCTCAGAACCTTCAGCAGATCCAGGCGGTCGGCAAGGCATCATCCGCAGACATGAAGCAGTTCGCGATGGCGGGCGTTGATGTCTACGGTCTCCTCGCTGATAGCACAGGCAAATCGGTCGAGCAGTTGAAGGAAATGGACATCACGTTCGACATGATCGTGGAGGCCATGACCCTTGCAACGGCAGAGGGTGGTAAGTTCTACGAAGCATCACAGGCCGGTGCGTCCACGCTCAACGGACAGATGAACCTGTTGCAGACCACCATCAAGGACAAACTCGGTACGGCCTTCGAACCCTTCAATACCATGCTGAGGGATGAGGTCATCCCGAAGGCACTGGAACTCGCAGAGCAGATCGACTGGGAAGCTCTCGGCGTAATGATGTCGGACGCGGCGAAGTTGGCCTCCGAGACCTTTGGGGTCCTCGCGGAGACCATCGGCGTAGTCGCTGAAGCGTATGTCACCATCAAAGAAGCAATTGACGATTGGGGCAACGTTTCCGAGCGCGTCACCAATGATGTATCTCAGGGATATATCGGTATGGCGGGGTCCTTTAAGAAAGCCTATGACAATGAGCTGAGGTTCTCACAGGGAACCGTGCCGGTTGTAAGAAATGTCAGAGATATGGAATCTCAGGTCAACCGGGCTATAGCGGGTATTCCTACATCCATCGACAGACAGTACGGTCCTACACAATCAGCTTCAACACGTTTAGGCCAGGCGGCCAAGAGCGGTGTTTCAGGATTATCCAGTGAGATGTCAAGATACGGAAGCGATGCCGGATCAGGCTTCGCAAGCGGATTGAGCGGGTCAATTGGTACGATCCAAAGGGCCGCGTCTTCAGCTGCGGCTGCGGTCCGTAGATATATGCACTTCTCAAGACCGGATGAAGGACCCTTGAGAGATTACGAACAGTGGATGCCTGACATGGTTGCCGGAATGGCGAAGGGCATCGATGACAATATCTGGAGGCTTCAGCAGTCTTCCATGAGAATGGCGGGAACCCTTGCAGCTGCCACCGCTCCGGTGACGAATTACAACGGAGGCATCAATATCAATGTGAACGCTGCGCAGGGACAGAACGCAAAAGACATCGCTGACGAGGTGATGGTAAGGATCCAACAGGCGACATCCAGGAGGCAGGCTACATGGGCGTAATCATTTACAATGGCGTATCCTCGTGTGCGCTTAACATAAGAGTGACGAAGTATCCCGACTATTCCGTCCCTACAAGAGTTATCGAGAAGGTTACTGTTCCCGGAAGGAATGGTGACCTTCTTCTTGATACCGGAGCATATTCCAACTTTCAGAAGGAATACGATCTGTACTTCAACGCAAAGAGCGAAGGCTTCCACGATATTGCCAGGGCGATCTCTACGTGGTTGTGTAGCACTACCGGTTACCACCGGTTGGAGGATTCCTATGACCCTGATGTGTATCTGATGGCCACGGTGGCGAACCAGTCGGATCTCCGGAACTGGATGAACTACATGGGAAGACTGACAGTACAGTTCGATTGCAAACCTCAGAGATGGTTAAAGAGTGGGGAATACGAACAAACCCTAACTTCCGGTGAGACTATCAACAACTCATGGATGCCTTGCTACCCTATATTCTCTTTGACAGGGAGCGGTACCCTCACAGTCAACGGAAATTCCATCGCTATCTCCAACAATCTCAACAAGACCATCGTTATAGACTGCGAAACGCAGAACGCATACACAGGTACAGAAAATCGAAACTCCGATATACGGATAACGGGAGACTTCCCTTATCTTGAATCAGGGGAAAACGAAATTACTTTCAATAACGCATCATGCACAATGGTGCCGAGGTGGTGGACACTATAATGAAACCTATTCTGTATTCATCTACCGCAACTTCATTTAACAATCAGGGTTTGGGAGTACTCTCTGATGCCGTATCTTGCACAGTTGTGGAGGAGCGCAACGGAGAGTATGAATTGACCCTTCAATATCCTGTCGGGGGAATCCACTATTCCGAGATAGAGGACAGAGCAATCATTTTGGCAATCCCTTCTCCGTATCGGTCAGCGCAACCCTTCAGGATCTATTCCATCGAATCTCCCTTGAATGGTATCGTCACGATTCACGCTCACCATATCTCCTATGACCTTTCAGGTATTCCTGTTTCACCTTTTACGGCGGGTACTTGTAAGGCGGCTTTGAGCGGATTGGTCACACATTCGGCGGTGGGTAATCCCTTCTCCGCAGACACGGATAAATTGGTCACAGGGAACTACACTCTCAAAGTACCAACTTCCTTTAGAGCGTGTTTGGGAGGTCAGGAAGGCTCCATTCTGGACGTGTACGGAAAGGGAGAGTATGAGTTCGACAAGTTCAACATCTATCTCCACTTGAACAGAGGCTCAGACAATGGCGTGAAGTTCGCTTATGGCGTGAACATCACGGACTTCAACATGGAGAGGAATCTTGAGAGCGTTGTCACAGGAGTATATCCCTACTGGGCGAACGTGGACGGTGACGGGCTTGTCGAGCTGGATGAAAAGATAATAGAGATTTATGACCCGAACAACCCTACCTACCTTCTTGAAGCGGGTGGTGCATATCTCACCGACTCCAACGGAAATTATCTGACAACACAAACTCCGTTCAGTTTTCACAACGTTCTTCCTTTGGATTTATCGTCCGAATTTGAAGAAGCACCTACTCAGGAGCAACTCAAAGAGAGAGCGGAGAAATACATCTCAGACAACGGATTAGGCGCACCTAAAGTCTCTATCGAGGTTTCCTTCGTACACTTAGGACAGACGGAAGAATACTCCTATCTGAAAGAGGTAGAGAAGTGCGACCTCTGCGATACGGTCACGGTGGAGTTTCCTCTTTATGGAATTTCTGTCAAAGCGAAGATTATCGCAATTGAAACAGACGTTTTACTTGAGAGATACAACTCCGTTCAGATAGGTGACCCGCGCTCCACGATCGCTGACACGATTGCCGGACTTACCTTGACCAGCGCTACCAAGACGGAGGTGCAGATGGGAAACCAAAAGGCTGCGGACGTTATCAATAACGCCAAAGGAACATTCCAATTCATCGACAACGGTGACGGCACGAATGGCGGTTTCACCATCTACGAAGACAATGACACGGCATTCTTGCGTTGTACCGCAGGTGGTATCGGTCTTTCACAAGACGGCGGTCTTACTTACACCAACGCTATTACCAAAGAGGGCGTCATAGCAAGTAGGTTGAGCGTGGTATACGATGACACCAAAATACTTGACACCTACTTTGACTACAACACCGAATCACTCGTTCCGTATGTAACGGCAAGACAAAACTATTATGACGTTCATCACGGCACTAGAACCCTTTCGATCTACTCCACGAGATATGAAAGCACGAGCATGGGTGGATATGGGATGACAGGAATACTAGGAATGAACCCTGTCTCGAGGGGGACGGCATTTGAACTGTCAACTCGGTACTTCGATGACGCAACAAAAGGAACAATGGCAACAGGACTTAACATCTTCGATGTTGCGAAAGGAAAGCGAAACTCCATCGGGTTGGCTTCGTATATGAACTCCGTAGGTGCAACAGTCTCTTACTTGAGTTTTGTAAACCCCGACACATTAAACACGGTATTCTATGTCCAAGCAAGTGGGGACAGACCTGGCATTGTGGTGTATGACCCCGACAACTCTGTTTCAAGGTCGCTAGACCTTACCCCTATCACCATAAACGGAACGAAATACTATATGTTCGCAGGTACGTAAGGAGACCGACATGGATAAAAAGAAACTTCAGCAATTGATAACCACCCTCGATTCAATCGAGGTGCATGGGCGAGACAACCTCGACAAACTCTTGGCTTGTATCATGTTTCTTGATGGCGAGGTCAAGGCATTAGAGAAAGCAGAAAGCGAGGTAACCGATGGCTAATTATCAACTCAACTTACTGGGTCAACAGGTTCAATCCGCGCTTGACCAGGTAGCGACCAATACCTCTGCGATCGGTGACCTTTCCGACCTTGAAACAACCGATAAAGATAACCTTGTTGCGGCAATCAACGAAGCAGCGCAATCGGGTACAGGAATCACCATGACTTCCGTGAATGTCACTCTCCCAACTTCGGGATGGGTGACGAGCGGTACTTTGTATCGCTATTCGCCAACAGTACAAGGCGTAACACCGAATGATGTTGTTTTCTGTCAAGCCAATTGCACAACAGAAGCACTTGCTGACGATTGGGCGAACGTCATCAACGTG